TATATTTAGGTTACAAATTAAAAAAGGAAGTTGATAAATTAGATATATGTAATAAATTAAAAGAAAAAAATAAAAAATATATTAGTAATAAAAATAAAATTTATGATAATTATCTTATTAAACATAGATTAAAAAAAAAGATACCTGATTGGACGCCTAAAAAAAATTTAATGAATCTAAATAATTTATTACCGTATAAAACAAAAGATGAAATATATAATAAATTGAACATATACTATGAAACTAGGAAACTTAATTGAATTAATTACAACATACACAGGAATAAAATACTTAGTAGAAACTTATCACGCTTTTAAAGGAACTAAGTGTGACTGTGATAAAAGAAAAGATGCTTTAAATAAATTTAAAATAGACAGAAATGGAATTACAAAAATTTAGTCAAGAGGACTATGATAAATGGACAGAGTTTAAATCTGCTAATGGTAAAAGCATAAACAGACCAGAACAAGAACTTATTGCTAAACTACATTCCATCTATCATAAGCATAGCTATTATCTTCCTTGCACTTGTACACCTAAAACATATATAGCGTGGATTAAACAACTAAATGACATTTACGCTAATGGGACTAAGTAAAATACATCTATACGAACAAGCAGTAGTTAAGATATTAAATTTAGATACTTGGGACTTAAAATGGGCAGGTAATGGATTTGAGCATTATGATGCTATAGGTAAGACTCCTAAAGGTCACGACTGTGTAATAGAAATGAAGTTTCGAAATAAATACTATAAAGAAAAAATGTTAGAGGTTTATAAGTATGAACAACTAATAAGTATGGATTCCGAAATAGTAAAGCTCTACTTTGTATCTGACCCAAAAGGAAACTATTTGTATTGGTTAAACTACTTAGAGATGCCAGAACCTATAGAGATGTATTGTCCTGACACTACTATGTGGACTAAGAAACGATTACTAAAACCTGTATATCTTCTTACAGAAGAACAAGCTAGTATTGTAAATATAGATAATTAAATTTTGTTAATAACTTATAAAGAGTTATATTAGCTTGTATAACTTTAAAACAAAATTATGAAACATAACCACAATGCTTTTGAAAATCAAATATTCAATCATTTCAGAGAAAAAGTAAAAGCAATAAATGATGCAATAGAATTATTAATAGAGCATAATTATAAAATTATTGATTTAGAAAATCAAATTATAGATAAGGATAATATCCATAATATAGAAAAGAGATTTAGTTTTGATTATAAAAGAACACCTAAAAGAACTTATGAAAAAACAAAGACAATACAGGAGTAATCAAGGTAGAAGTCCTGAAAAAGAACAACAGATAATGAATGTTATCAAGGTAGGATTCATAGGATTAATTATAACTATTATAAGTTGTATAATACTTAACTAATGACAGTATTCCAAAATCAAGTCTATGAAGCTAACTTTAATTATATAGGTCAAGCTCTTGTAAAAGCATACGATACTAAAAAAGCAAATAATGAATCTACTAAACAATTAGGTAATCTTATTAAATCTGTAAATGAGATGCATATGTTTGTAGTAGGACTTAGAAACGAATTACAAGTATTAGACTTTAAAATAAAGTTAGCAGAGTCAGATAAGCTAAGAGCTATAGAAAGAGCAAGAAAATCAGAAAAACTATTAAAATGATACAACTACTAGACGGTAAGAACTATGAACACAAAGAACTATTATCTAAGATGGATGATGATTCTTTTTATTATGGAGAACTAAACAAACTAGCTTTAAGTAGTTCTTCACTTAAATTACTATTATCAAGTCCTAAGACTTATAAGCACGTTACTAAGTATGGTAATCCTGAAACACAACCATTAAGAGATGGATGGTTATTTCATACAGCTATATTAGAACCTCACGTTTTCAATGCACAGATATTTGTAGATGTAGCAAGTAAAAACACTAAGGCATTTAAATTAGCTAAAGAAGAACACGGTAGAGTATTTACAATGTCAGAAAAGAATAAAGCTGAGAAGTTAGCAGATGCATTCTTCAGAAATGAACACGCACTTAGAATGATTACAGACTGTGAGTTTGAAGTTCCTGCAATAGGGAATGTATGTGGTTATCCATTTAGAGGTAAAGCAGATGTTCTTGGAAAAGATAGAATAGTAGATTTAAAAACTACAACAGACATAAAAGGTTTTCCTTATGCTGCTAAGAAATATGGATATGATGTTCAATGTTATTTGTACTGTTCTCTCTTTGATGTGGGATATGAGCAATTCAAATTTTTGGTAATGGACAAGGGAAGTTTAGATTTAGGTATATGGGACTGTTCAGAAGAATTTTATTTAGAAGGTAAAAGAAAAGTAGAAAAGGCAGTAGATATATTTGAAACCTTCTTTGTTAATGGAGCTGCATTAGATGATTACATATTGACAGGTACGCTTTGAAAGAACTAATACAAGACATAGACATCATAATAGATGCTATAGATATGGGAGATAGTGAAGATGCAATAAAAATGCTCCAGGAGATACAAAGAGAATTAAAAATTAAATTATTATTACTATGATGACAATGAAAAAAAGAGCTTATGATGTAGCAACTCAGGTTAGTAACCTTGCAGAGTTAAATCCATTTAACAATACAAGACAAAGAGAATATGTAGAAGCAAGAGCTTTGATCTGCTTAATACTAAATAAGTATCTTGGCATAGGATTAACAAGAATAGCTAACTTCTTCAAAGAGAATAAAAAGGATATGCACCACGCAACTGTTCTTCATTTAGTTAGAAGTTTTGATAACTACAAGTTCTACAACAAGAACCTAGACAAGTGGTTAGATATAGTGGTTAACGATATTGATGATGTGGGAAATGAAAACAAAAGAATCTTAATTAAACATCGTATTAAATATCTTACTAATAAAGACATAGATGAATTAGCTCTCTATACAGAGGATATGTATAATAAAGTTTTACAAAAAGAAGAAAGTATTTAAAAATTTAATTTATTTTTCGATATATAGATATGCAACATTTGATTAATCATTTTATTTCAACATATGGGACACGGAGGTAAAAGACCTGGTTCTGGGAGAAAACCTAAGTCTGAAGAAATAGAACTTATAGAAAAGTTAAAGCCTTTAGAAGATTTAGCCTTTGCAGCTTTAAAAGAAGGCTTAGAAAAAAAAGACTTTAAGTTTGTTCAACTTTATATGAATTATAGATTTGGTAAACCTAAAGAAACAAAGGATATAACTATAAACGAAGATATACCTTTATTCATTGATTGATGTTTACAAAAACAGAAGCAGTAATAAAACTTAGAGAATTAGGTAGTAGAATAAGAATAGTAAGAGGTGGTTCTTCTGCAGGTAAGACTGTAGCTATTCTTATGATACTTATAGACTATGCTATTAAAAACAATAACAAAGAAATTAGTGTAGTAGCAGAATCAGTCCCACACTTGCGTAGAGGAGCTTTAAAGGACTTTCTTAATATACTTAAGGCAACCAATAGGTACGATGAGAGAAAGTTCAACAAATCAACTCTAAAGTACCAATTCAGTACAGGTTCTTATATAGAGTTCTTCTCCACAGACCAACCTGATAAATTAAGAGGAGCAAGAAGAACAGACTTATTTATTAATGAGTGTAATAACATTCCTTCCTTTGAAGTGTATCAACAACTTGCAGTAAGAACATCAGGAACGGTGTGGTTAGATTACAATCCAAGTAACATCTTCTGGGTAGATAAAGAACTAATAGGACAAGAAGATACTGACTTCCTCACATTAACCTATAAAGACAATGACAGCTTACCTAATTCGATAGTAAAAGAAATAGAGAAAGCAAAAGATAAAGCTAAGACCTCAACCTATTGGGCTAATTGGTGGAAAGTATATGGACTAGGAGAGATAGGTAGTTTAGAGGGAGTATGTATTCCTGATTGGAAGTACATTGATAATATTCCTTATGAAGCTAGGTTACTTTGTGGAGGATTAGACTTTGGCTATAGTATAGACCCAAGTACGATTATCTTATTATACAAATGGAACAACGCTTACATATATGATGAGATACTATATCAAAAAGGAATGCTCAATAGAGATATAAGTAGATTCTTAAAAGACAATAACATCACTACTCACCTTTGGGCAGATTCAGCAGAACCTAAGAGTATAAATGAGATAAGAGCTTATGGACATAAAATATCAGGAGTAACTAAAGGCAGAGATAGTGTGATATATGGAATCAACTTAATAAACCAAAATGAAATCTATGTAACCTCCAGGTCTAAGAATCTAATCAAAGAACTACAAGGATATATATGGGCTAAAGATAAAGAAGGTAATAACATACAGAAACCTACAGGTTCTCATCCTGATTGTATTGATGCTTGTAGATATGCACTTATGATGCAGCTTGAAAATCCTAATAGAGGTAGATATACTATTCAATAAAAAAAGTTATTAAAATTTGTTAATTAAATAAATAGTTGTATATTAGCTGTATAATTGCAATGAAGCAGTTATATAAACAAAACAAAATGAATAAATTAAAACTTAACGAAATTAAAAATTTAAGTAGTAGTAGTGTAAAAATAGCACACTTAACTTTAACAATGGAATCAATCCATTTTGAACACGATTTAACTTTTAAGTTGTCGACTGCAGGTACTAACATAAGAATTGAGAGTAGTCATTTAACAAGAGAATTAAATCATTTAATTGAGTGGTTAAATCAGTCATCAGAAAATGAAGATAATTTAAGAAGTAATGAATCTGAAATTATATTATTTGCAAGAGATATGATTAAATGTAATGACCAATTAAAAGAAATTAAAACTCTTTAATAATAACAATGGGAGGGTAAAACCTCCCTTATTTTTAGATATGAATAAACAAGACAAAAAACTAATAAAGACATTACTAAAGCTCCACAACAAAAAGGAAATATCTGCTAAGACTTGTGCTGATACAATCTTTAGAATCATTAAGAATCAATGAAAGAGATATATGTTAAAAAGATTACTGCAAGTGCTTTAGAAATGCCTGTAGAAAAAAGAAAAGAATTAATAATAGAATTAACTAAATCATTACTAAAAAAATAATTATGTATAAGAAATTCTTAAAACAAGACCCTAATAACTGGAAATGGCTAATAGCTATTCACGTTGTTGTATATTCAATAATATTAATTTTAACTATAAAAATATAAATTATGTACGAAGCAAAACAAATAAAATTTACTTATGATTCAAAAACTTTATTAATTAAAAAAGATAAAGAAATAAGAGAAGATATAGAAACTTGTAAAAATATTCTTAGTGATTTACAAAATGTAATTAATATAAGAGAAAAACACGAAGCTAAACATCAAAAATGGTGGGATGATAGAAAAACATTATTAGATAAATTTGAAAAATTTTGTTTAATGAATGAATTAAAAAATTAACTTAACAGGGGGGTCGACAAAACAATCAAGGTGGATAGCTATAAGGTGTACAACTTTTAACCACTACAACGGAGCAGGAGAGCCTACACAGACCCCCCATATTAAATATAAAAATAGAAAATTTTATTTAATAATTTAGTGATGTTTGTTTTGTTGGAAAAGGGGTAGCATAGATGTTGCCCTTTTTTTTATGTATATGTCAAAAATCCTTTAGAAATTTCGATATATATATATGAAAGTAGAATTAAACGTGCCTAATGATTTAAAAGAAATCCGACTGCACCAATACCAAAAGTTCCTAAAGCTCCAAGAAAAGAGTGTAGATGAGAAGTTCTTAGCTTCTAAGATGATAGAAGTATTCTGTGGCTTAAAGCTCACCGATGCACTTAAAATGAAGGTAGGAGATGTATATGCTATTACAGGAATACTTGGAGATATGTTTAATCAGAAACCTAAGCTGGTTAGAAAGTTTAAAATGAATGGTGTAGAATATGGTTTCATACCTGACTTAGACCAAATGAGTTTAGGAGAATACATTGACCTGGACACTTACTTAGGAGATTGGGAAAATATACATAGAGCAATGAATGTTCTGTATAGACCTATCAAACATAAGTATTCAGAAAAATACAATATAGAGGAGTATAATATAGATCATCCTGAGAAGATGCAAAATATGCCAATGGATGCAGTTCTTAGTTCTGTGCTTTTTTTTTATCATTTAGGAATCGACTTGTCGAAAGCTATGATGAATTATTTGGAGGACAAACAGGAAACGAATTTAGTGCAATATCGCAATTCGGAAGCAAATGGGGATGGTATCAATCAATTTACGGACTCGCTCAAGGGGATATTAGACGATTTGAGAATATCACTAAGT